CTCCGATGGCGTGGTCATACCCTGCATTGAAGAGACCAGCCGCGCCAATGGTAGCCGCTGGGGAGGCGTGCAGGTCTACCGCCGCGCCGAAGGCGAGACCGTAACGGCCAAGAAGATCAAATTCGGCGAGTGGAAATGCGACGTGGAGGACATGATGGGTCTCTGCTACGTCACCGGCCGGCTGCTCAAGGATGCCAAAGCCCTGGAGGGCTATGTCAAGGAAGCCTTCGGTGAGGAGTTCGGGTTCAAGTTGGATGACGAAATATTCCGTGGCACCGGCGCCGGGCAATGCCTGGGCATCCTCAATGCCGGCTGCAAGGTACAGGTAAGCAAGGAAAGCGGCCAGGACGCCGACACTGTCATCCAGGAAAATATCTCCAATATGTGGGCGCAATGCTATGGGCGAAGCCGCCCCAAGGCCGTGTGGCTCATCAACCAGGAGATAGAGCCACAGCTGGACAAGCTATCGGTCACCGACGGCGTTTCCAGCACCCCGGTCTACATGCCTCCCGGCGGCCTCGCCGACACCCCTTACGGCCGCATGAAAGGGCGTCCGGTAATGAGCATCGAGCAGTGCTCGGCGCTGGGAGACGAGGGGGACATTATCCTGGCCGATTTGAGCCAGTACAAGCTGGTGAAGAAAGGCAACTTGGAATCGGCTGCCAGCATCCATGTCCGGTTTATCTACGACGAGATGTGCTTCCGGTTCATCATGCGGGTGAACGGCCAGCCGAAGTGGAAAAGCGCGCTGACGCCTTACAAGGGCGCCAACGACTTAAGTCCATTCGTGACACTGGAGGAGCGCACCTAAACCAGGCAAAACGAAAAGAAATAATTCTTCTGGAGGTAAAAATATCATGAGAGATTGCGAAAGCAAGAAATTCACACCAATCTTCAACTCGGCGGACATCGTTGCGGGGGATGACAGCGACTCCATCTGCGTCAAGAACTTAAGTCACGTAACGCTGCTCTGCATGTTCGGGCCCTCACTCGCCGACGACCCGGTACTGACTCTTTATGAGGGGGCGACGGATGGCGCCAAGACCGCCGCCGTTACCTTCAACTACCGCTACGGCGGGGCGGCCACGGGTTCGGCAAGTTCCGACGACCTGAGCGCAGAGGCGACCTCGGCGGCGCTGGAGTGCACCGGCACGACCTTCGTCAGCCGGATGCTCATCATAGAAATCGACATGAACGAGATGACCGACGGCTACGACTGGCTGACGCTACAGGTAGGCGCCGAGGCCTCGGCAGGGGAACTCACGGTAGTGGCCATAGGAGAGCCCAAGTATGCCAGCATGGCCGATGACACACTACTGAGCTAAAGAAAAAAGCCAATGGCGGGGGTTAATCCCCCCGCCGGGCGAAAGATACGGAGGTTCAAAATGAAAAGAATCATAACCAAACTGCTGCCTCTTTTAGCGGTCCTGATAATCGCCGCAGTGCTGCTTGTCAGCTGCGAGCCGATAGCGCCGCCGGTGCCAGTAGAGAGCGGGGATACGGGGTTGCCATCGGCGCCGCCGGGGGCGGTCACGAAAGTCAAGAGCAAATGGTCGGGTGGCGACCTTGACTTCACACAGAACGATGGCACCGTGATAATGGGGCTTGACGGGACGAACGGGGATGTGGAGATAGCTACGGCGACCATTACAGCCGGGACGGCGGCCGCGCTTACCATCACAAATTTGACAGCGCCGACGGTAAGCGGTACGACAACGATAGCCGACTTAGTGAGCACCAATGCCACATTGACGGCGCCTGCGGTAACGGGCACCACGACCATAAACGATTTCGTCGCCGATAATGTAACCATTACCGGCGGAGCTATCAGCGGGGCCACGATAAGCGTAGCGAGTCCGACCATCACCGGCACGCCGGTAATAGCAAATCATGCGAGTGGCAACGCCACACTTTCAAGCGGAACAATCGTTATAACTCATGGTCTATCCGGTACACCCGTCATCGTCCTGGTGACACCCGTGGAGAGTGGAGCTACCGATATGTATGTCACATCCGTGAATAGCACTAACTTCACAGCCACATCTTCTAACGCATCAGCGACCAATCTCATTTACTGGATTGCTTATCTTGAGAATGAGTAGAGCCCGCCGATGCTGAAGCTATAGCGAGTAAACCCGCCCTTCGGCAAGGCGGGCATCATTACCCTCCTTTGTGATAGGGGGCGGGGTTTTACCCCGCCCCCGAACCTAATCCAACTGCGTGAGGTGAAATTATGTCAAATGTAGCAGCGGTAACCGCGATAACCGAAGTGACGCACGGTAGTGTCAAGAAAATAACGTTCGAATTCACGTCGGGAGAGGGGGACTATGCCGGCGAAGCCAGCGCGACGACAACGAAGGGATATTATGGGGAAATCATACAGGTGATGACGGACCCCGGCACCCCGGCACCCGCCGATGATTGGGACCTGACGATAACCGACCCGGACGACATCGACCTGTTGAAGGGAAACGGCGCCGACCGGGATACAGCCAATACGGAATATATCGTGGGTTCGACCACGAACATGCTGCCGGCGTCCGGAAAGCTGACATTCAACGTGAGCAGCGCGGGCAACCAGAAAACGGGTAAGGTATATGTCTGGATACGTTAAAGAAATCGAGACGACGAGCATGGAATTGCCGGAAAACACCATGCTGAAATTAAAGAAGCGGAGGCGCAGATATGTCGCTGGTATTGAACACGGCACCGGCCGTGGAGCCGATAAGCCTGGCGGAAGCCAAGGCGCACCTGAGAATCGATAGCGAGTCGCTGACAGACAACCTGTCGCTGGGTGTGAGCATCGCGCCGGGCGACCATGTGGTCGCCGCTGCCTATTCGCTGGAGGGCGGCGCGGTGGAGGTAAGCGGGTATGACGTGCTGGTGAACCTGGTCTCCGGCACAAACGGGGATGGGGGGACTGTCGATGCCAAGCTCCAGGAGAGCGAGGACAATAGCACCTGGAGCGATGTCTCCGGAGGCGCTTTCACGCAGGTGACGGAAGCCAACGATAACGCGGTGCAGGAGAAAGCATACACGGGGGCTTACCGGTACATCCGGGTGGTGGCTACGGTGGGGACGGCGACGTGCGATTTCTCGGTGGAGGTGGTGAAGAAGGCTGGTCCAGATACCGAGGACGGATGGTTGAACGACCATATCGCCGGGGCGCGGCGGGACTGCGAGCTTTTCCAGAATCGGGCTTACATCACGCAGACCTGGGAGCTATGGCTGGATGCCTGGCCGAGCAAGGATTATATCGAGTTGCCGAAGCCGCCATTACAACAGCCGGCGGTGACCGCAGGGAGCTTTGTCACCGGGACGGTCTATCGCATATTGACGGTGGGGACGACTGATTTTACCTTGATAGGGGCAGCGGAAAACACGGTGGGGGTATGCTTCAAAGCAACCGGCGCGGGCAGCGGGACGGGCACGGCAACGGCATCCGGCACGATTACATATTACGGCACCGATGATACGGCTTATTACGCGACAGGAATCACCTTGGACATCAAAGACCAATACAGCCCGATAGTCTACTTGAATCACGGTCAAAGCTGGCCGGGCACGACGCTGCGTCCATACAGGGGAATCTGCGTGACGTTCACGGCGGGCTATGGGGATGCGGGTTCCGATGTCCCTCAGAACGTCAGGGCTGCCATCCTGCTGGTGCTGGCGCACCTTTATGAGCACCGGGAGGATGTGGTCATCGGTACGATATCCTCGGCACTGCCAAAGGGTGTCGACGCCCTGCTTTCGAAGGAGAGGGTGTATTAGATGCTTGATATAGAAATCAAAGAGATACCCGAATTAAAGCTCGGGGAAGCGACCCTGAAAGATATCAATATCGGCTTTCTATCCTATTGTTTCGAATATAAAAAAGAACTAAAGGCGACATTGATAACACTCGAAAATAAATTTGAAAAGTACTGGTGGAATTAGATGAGAGCCGGCGAGCTGAACAAGCGAATCACATTACAGAAGCCCGTGCATACTATCGATGATTTCGGCGAGGAAGATACAACCTACTCAGATATGGCGACGGTCTGGGCGGCGATAGAGTGGAAGGGCGGGCGGCGCTACCTGGAGGCGGCGCAGTTGAACGCGGAGGTGCAGGGGATAATCCGCATCAGATATCGCTCGGACATGAAGCCGGACTGGCGCATCCAGTACGGGAATCGCTATATCAGCATCCTATCGATAGCCAACGTCAGGGAGCGGGATGTTGAGTTACAGCTCAACTGCAAGGAGTTCCAGGACTAAATTACTTTACATTACATCACTTTACTGCATCACTTTACATTACATCACATTACATCACTTTGAAACGGAGGGGATATGCAGTCGGGAATCTATCTCAAAGGCTTGGACACGCTGGAGCGCAAGTGCAACCAGATTATGAAAGAGGTGAGCAAGGAGAAGACCAAGCTCCTGCTCAAAGAGGCGCGGGTCGTGCGGGATAGAATCAAATCCAAAGCACCCAAAGGACCGACGGGCAATTTGAAGAAAGCTGTCTATGCAAAAGCCTATGCGGAGACGACCAGCTCGCCGGCGGTGGCCTTCGCCGGCATCCGTCCGAAGAAGGCGCCACATGCGCACCTGGTGGAATACGGGCATGGGGGGCCGCACCCGGCGCCGCCGCATCCTTTTTTCCGCCCGGCCTTGGATGAAGTGATGCCTAAGATTAAAGAAGACATTGCCAAGGAACTGGGGAGAACGATAGAGGGAGCAATATAAATGCACATCGAGACAGCCTTAAAGGCTTACCTGAAAGCGCAGAGCGGCATCACGGATATCTGTGGCCAGCGCATCTATTTCGCCAGTGCGCCGCAGAGCGTCATCGCGCCGTACCTGGTTCTCTCGAAGATATCGTCGCCACGGAGCATGACGCACGACGGGCCGGATGGCATGACCGATGCCCGCTTTCAGCTCTCGGCCTTCGCCAAGAAATACGGGGATGCCAAGGAGCTGATTGTGGCGGTGCAGGACGCGTTGAGCGGGTATAAGGGGACGATGGGGGGTGAAGGGGGAATCGTGGTTGCCTGCTGCACTTACGACGATGAGACGGACCTCGACCCCGGGGAGCAGGGACTGTTCGGGGTGGCCGCCGATTATATCATCCAGCATTACGAATGAAGGAGGAGGGGTGAAAATGGCCTTCGGAATATACGTTTATTACCGCCAGAGGCTTATCAATGAAATCAGGAATCCCATTAAAAGTGTGATTACCAACCTCTATATGCCCGTTAGCTGGTTCCGGGTTTTCATTGCGTTAATAGAAATTTGCAAAATCTTGATACGACTAAAAAATTATCCCGAGCCTACGATAGAGAATGTCGGCAGACCGAACTCCCGCGTCCTCGTCCGCATCCGCGACAAATTTCTCTCCCGGCTTAAATTTCCGCCATTTTACCAGCGGATAATGGCAGCCATCACCAAACTCATCATAATCATTTTCGACACCGATTTATGGCGTCCGTTCATTAACTGGTGGGTTGACGAACTTCGGGATGCCCCGGACTGGAAGCATAATGACGTCCTTCAGCCGGACCATCATTTCTGGGATAACAAGGAAGAAAAAACAGCAGGAGGTACATAAAAATGGCATCAGCAATAAAAGCCCAAAAAACATTCGGAACCGAAATCACCTGGGGCGGGCATGATATCGGCTTTATAGTCGATGGCACTTATACCGGACTCAATGCTGAAGAAATCGACCTCAGCAGCCAGGAGTCAGTCTATAAAGTATTTGCCGCCGGACAGATTGATGCAGGCATGGTCAATCTCACCACAAGGTTCATCCCTGGCGATACCACCGGGCAGCAGCAACTTTGGACCGATGCGAAGGCTCTTACCGAACGCGAGGTTATAATCACCTACCCGGATGATAGCACCTGGACATTCGATGCCGTCTGTCTCCACTTCGGTGATTTCACCTTCAATAAAGATGGCAGCGCGGACGCATCAATCAGCCTGAAAGTATCCGGCGAGCCAACGCATTCCGACCTATCCTAGCAACAATTCGATGTCAACAGGGAATAAGGGCGGGGGATTATCCCCCGCCCCGGTTATTTAAGGAGGCATGATG